ATGGTGCGATCCACGTCGATTGTTTCGATAATTCCAGCCGCTCTTGTCACAGTCTCCAGTTGAAACTGTTCGCCAGGGGTTGTGACGGACCAAGTGGTGGAAGAATCTGTGATGCTGGCGCTGGGGGTTACATTTGTTCCAGACCATGATGAATATGCACCACCGTACACCTCAGTAGCGATGGTCTCGTTAATGGTTTGGGTGGTGGTAGTAGTTGCTTGCATTGACCCCTGGGTAAACTGTGGGGTAACAGTTTGTGCCATTACCGCAGAAGGCAGCATTAGCAACAAAAACAATAGTTTTTTCATTTGGGTGGATCCTGTTTAGAGTTTTTGTCGATACGAGAAATACCATACGACGCCAACGTACCTGACAAAAGACTTGCCACGAACGTCGGATCCATTTTTTGTAGCATTCCCATGTAAGAAGCAGTCAAAACACCAGCGCTCCATACAAGAACCAGTGCCTTGACTATCTCACTAAAGAAATCATGGAAAAAATTAGTCCGCTTCTCCATTTTTAACTTTTCGAGACAATAACTTTTTGATAATCGGCTTAAATATTTTTACCATTTGTTTAAATAAAGAAGTCGCAGTAAGAGTAGCTGCAACTGAAACAAAGGCAGTGGTGCCAGCCGTTACAAGAATGTCGTTGCTAGGAAGCGGTATCTGCTGGTCAGTACCAGGCACATCAAAATATCTGATTTCTGGTAGAACAGGCGGTTTAACAGGAACCGGTTTGGTTGGAGGTGGGTTGTCTTCTTCTGTGGGTTGAGTACTTTTTACCCCTGGCGGTGGTCTAAGGTCGTTAGGAGGCACTACAAGCGGCTTATATGAGGGTAAGTCAGCTCGTGGCACCTCCAGGACCGGACGGGGTAACTGAGGGGCCTCAGGAAGCGTTAAAACCGGCAGTACCGGCGGCTCGCCAAGGTTCATTCCCCAAAGAGACCACGCTCAATAAAATCAACGGCTTGATCATCAACGGTATTAGTCGATTGCTCAGCCAGTTTGCGGAGAAGATCCACAATAAGACGCTTCACTTTATCGCTATTAAGAAACGAAAAGAGAACGGGACGGATAAGTGCAATCATTGTTCTTAAAAGGTGTTAGGGTTTAGTAGGCCAAACCGGGTTTTCCGGGTCAGCCGTGTTAGCGGGTAGATCGCGGAGTGCTTGACGGTAAGCCGTCATTTCATCCGACATGGTTTGATCAGACAAAGCAAGGTAGTCAGTTTCGGAAAGCAAACGGTCACGCTTACCACGCAGTTCGTCCCAGTAAAACTGAGGATCCACAGGGTCAGGCGTGTTGCCTTCTGCTAGCCAAGCTGTGTACTCTTTACTTGTAATACCGACACATACGCCATCAGAACGCTGGACAAGGTTATTAGGAGGGAATCCTTCAGGAGTAGGAAGTAGTTGATAAGTATAGGTCATAATTAATCCCAATCAGTTTCGGCATCAGCAGATGAAGGTGACGTTATGTATGCGTTTAAACTAGTTTTGTAAGCAGTAACGGTATCACGCGCAGCACCATAAGTAGTTCCGTTTGTGTTAAGACTAAACGTTGGAATTTGACGTTTTCTTTCCTTAAACTGCCAAGTTACATAAGAAGTATAACCACTGTATGGCGATGTACAATAAACAACACCGTTAAGATTCTCAAAGTAACGCAGACAGGTTTTTAATTCGTCGTCATACTGCCTAAATTCATAAGGAGTTGCAACATCACCAAGTTCTAATTGCATACCAGTAAACAAAATGTTATTACTGGTTGAATCAGTAAAGTTTACGTCGTGACCATCGTCCACAAAGTTTTGGTTTGCAGCAACATAATTCTGCCAAGAGGAAAGATCAGCTAACCAATCAGAACCAGCTTCAAGAATAAAGTTAACTCTAAACCCACGATTGCTGTTAAAAGCAAAAGCACCAGCAGCGTTTGTATCACCTTCAAAAGTTATACTACGATGAACAAATTCATTAGCTGTTGCTTCGGCTGCTGAAATGTTAAAAGTTGCTCCTCGAATACGTTGGTTTGTACCATCATTATTCTTCCAAATACTCACACCATAATTACCTGCTTTGTTTGAGCGAACCCAAAAAGACAAAGTAAAAGAGCGGGCATTAGCCGTTCCAGGCTCAAGTGAAGCTAAGTTTAATGCTTCAATATCTTGCCAAAAATAAAGACAACGCCCATCACCTTGAGTAGTCTCTGCAGTAAGAATTGTGGCACCAGCAGCGGTTGTAAAACCAGGCGGTAAATCAACAGTTGCATTAGATACTCTTTGTTTAGTAGCAGTGCCTTCCACAAATCCAGGACCGGCCCAGCTCCAACGATCAGCCCACCACACATTAGAGACTCTTTCATCTACATAAAATTCACCATTATCAAAGAAGTTTTTACGGTTCCACAAACCGCCTTCACCGGCAGCAGTCTGGTTGTAACCGTTAATCTGTGGGGTAATGGCGTTGTTAGTAACCGTCAGATCATTTGCAAGCGTTACATCTTGATTAGAGTCAATAGTAACAGCAGCAGTCGGTGTATTACCATCAGCACCACTATTTGTGCTAATTACAAGTTGACCTGCTTCATCATCTGCCGTGCCATCGTGGCTAGCAACAATGTCAGCAAGCATACTGACTTCAGAGCCAGACTGTGTACCAGAGAAGGTAACAGCAGAATCACGCCCGCCATCAGCATCTTCTGCGTCGGTGTTTAGCAGTGCAACTTCAGCAAGACCGTTGTCACTAACACTAACAGCAGTAAATGCTGCCGTACCAGTACTGCCAACAATAAGGGCATCGTTTCCGACGTGAAGATCACCGCCACCATCAATAGTTACACTACCAGTAACAGTAGTAGCACCGTTAATGTCAATGGCATCTGCTGAGGCATCAACAACAAACAAGTTTGCTTCAGTATCGCCTTCAACACGGAAGTCATAGTCCTCACCATCGTCGTTAAAGACAACTTCGGTAGGACCAAACTCAGCCCGCTCAACACCATTGGTTGTGATGTTGACAGAATTAACACCACCATTAAAGAATCCGTTTGTCGTTTCACCAGTAAAGGTGATAGATGGAGCTACGGCACTTCCAGTATCAGCAATAATGTCAAAACCATTGGCATCCAGATTACCGCCAAGCTGTGGGTTAATGTCACCAGACACAGCAAACAACGTACCAGCACCAGCTTCAATGGTAATGGTATTGTTTCTTTGGTTTACTTCAAGAGGACCAACTTTAAAGTTACCGTTCTGGTCGGTGATTGCGGTGTAAACTTTACCAGGCAGTTCACCAACATTGGCTTCTACCTCAGTAATTTGGTTTGCATCAACAACTTGACCACCATTTTCCGGCAACGCAGAGTAATCAGTACCAGAACCGACATACTCCATGGTATGACCGCTAGAAGCCACCTGAGAACGCAGGTAGAAGCTTGCTACGGCATTGTCAGGAATAGTACTGGTCAGGTCAAGGCCAAGGTTATCTGCACGGCTATCGCCAGGCGCAGTGGAGAAACGCAGAATCTCTACGTTCCAAGTCGTACCGCCATCGGTTGTACTAGAGCTAAGAACCTCATACCAAGTACCCTCAAGCTCAACAACCATGTTGTCCTGAGGACGGGTAGCGCTACCAAACCAAGCCTTTGGATCGGCTGGGTTATCATAAAGATCGGTAGCTGCGGTAAACGTATCAACGTCAAAGGTAGTAGTAACAGGACCACCGGCAGCAATTTGACCAACAACTTCACCAGTAAAGACTGGTTCAGGGGAACGACCCTCAGCAATAAGTGAGAAGTCACCAAAGTCAGTAGTAGAAGCAGCCAGGTTAGCCTGACCACCATTCAAACACTTGAGGTGATAGCGGTTAAAGAACGCATAGGAACTGGTTGCTTGGCAGTAACCATTGTTAGCAACAAGAATACCAGGACCATTAAGACCCACATGGGTATAGCTATCGCACACCATAGAGCGCAGCGGGCTATCACCATCAGGCACACTACCATCAACCAGGATACCACCGCCCGTAGGTCCTGACACAACGTCTTGTGCAAAACCAGGCGCAGGACCAGTGACTACCGGAGGACCGGCATCGGTGACAACCGTCTTAGCATGAGGATCGAAGAATCCAGTGCGGTTATCAATTGCCGAGTCAGAAAAGTTCGTACAATTCTGAATGTACGGAGACTTAGCAATAAAAGCACCAGGGAAGAAGCTAAAGTTCCAACCTTGATTCTCAGGAAGACCGTGCGTAGGGTGAGGGTCAAGCGTGTTAACTTCAAACGCACCATCAGCCTTCATACCCATAAGGGTAAGGTTGGCAACAAAAGTACCGCTATTAACACGGAACATGCTGGTCAGCTCATTTGCATGAGGACCATCAGCATCATAATCGTGATCAGCAGGAACCAACGGGTGGACAATACAGTTGCGTAGTGACTCACCAACAATTGCAATGTTATCTGCTTCGATGTCAATAGGCAGGGTTTCTGCGTAGACACCAGGCAGAACTACAACGATAGAACCATGTGCTTCTTCGTCGTTGATCTGCTGGATAGCACCACCAATCGTTTGCTTAGGACGGCTAATACGATGTCCAGGGTTGTTTAGACCACCATCAAAGGTATCTTCACCGTTCTGAGCATCAACGTAAATAACGTTGGGCAGTTCTTGGAAGTCACCACCAGACGTAACTGCAAGCCAATCATCGCCGTCCCAGATTTTTAACGTAAGATCAACGTCGTTTTGAAGCCACGTCTTACCAACAATGGCTGTCGTGGGTTCTGCGGTTTGAACAAAAGTGTCGTGACGGAGGTTGGTGATGTTGGTGATTGCCTGATTAGTGGCAATATGATCGTCATCATCTACCCATGTTTCGCCACTGTTAATGGTTTCGTCTCCTTTATTAAAGAAACGATCATCAATGGCTTGAGTAGTAGCGATGTGAGCATCATCAGGAACCCATTCTTCTGTTGATAGAATGGTTTCCGTACCATCATCAAAATAGTTATCTTCCAGATACTGTTTAGTAACAGCATCTTGAGGATCCGTAGGATCACCAACGTTAGTAAGTTTGTGGGTTTGAAGGTCTACATCAGTATCAAACTGACCTTCCGACCGCGTGACATACTGCTCTTTAAGCTCTTGCAAAGCAAAAAGAGCCTGATCCGTATTATCATTCAGGTTTTGTGCCCGAATAGCCGAACCAGGCGCATAGACTGCTTCTGGAGAATCAATAGAAGTTTCGCGGTAGATGCGAATAACATCATCTACATCTGGAGCAGTTACAAAAGTAACAACAGAAGTAGGCTCGTCGATTGTGTAATGAGTTGTCAGAGTCTGTACGACTCCATTAAGGCTAACCTTAATGTCAGTAATATTCAGATATTCGATAGCAAAGGGACCAAAATCTTGGTTCCCTCCTACCGTTTGAGTTGTGATTAGTTCGGTATGAGCCATTTAAGTACCACAAATGGGGTTTTAGCTGCCGTAATTTGTGTAGTCGTAACCTCGGGCTCTGCCACGGTCCTCAAGGG